TCGGCTGGGGCCACACCGGCAAGGAAGTCGTCGAGGGGCTGACCTGGGTTCTCTCCCAGGCTGAGGCGGCCTTCGTCAGCGACACGCAATGGGCTTGCACGGCGGTAATGAAGCACGTCGATGTCGAACTGAGTCAGAACGAATTCGACGCCCTGGTAGCCTTCGTATTCAACGTGGGCGAGCCTCAGTTCGCCAACTCGACGCTACTGCGGGTGCTCAATACCGGCGACAAGGCCGGCGCGGCTGAGCACTTCGCGGAGTGGAACCATCAGGACGGCAAGGTACTCCCTGGCCTGACTGTGCGCCGAGCCCAGGAGAAGGCGCTGTTCACCGCTGCGGCCCCGTCTCCCGCCACCTGAGCCCATGCTTTCGAGCGCTCGCCCTAAGCGCTTCCCGAGGCGCTACGTCGGCGCGAGCCAGCAACCAGAAGTAGATGCCCTGGAACGTCGGCCCGTGGTCCTGAAGCCACCACGAATGGAGCTGCGTGCATATGTGGTGGGCGGTCTCGTGGAGCACCACGGCTGGGTTCTTGTGATCGAGCCGTAGGCTGATATAGGCCGCCTTCGGGTTCTTGGGGTCGCTATAGCTGTAGCTCATCTTCCGCCCCTGGTGCTGCCGGATTGGCACAGGAGCCACGTTGAACGCCTCGCAGGCTGTCGCGTGGAGGCGGCGGCACTCCTCCAGCGTCAGCGAGCCCCGATTGAACGCCGGCCAGTCTGCCTCGAAGTCGTACAGTTTCTGGCACCACGGGTCGGGCTGGCCGGTCGATCCGATAGAAAGGTTCATCCCGAAGGTCTCCGCCAAGGCCGGTCGTCCGGCTCAGGCGAAGACGCTACCAGCCTTTCCCGAGCCGCCGCAATCTTGACACGGCGGCTCGGGCGAGCGCGCGGGTCCCTTTCCGCGCGCTCCAGCAGTTTCAACAACTTACGGCTCACGCCCGAGGGACGCTGACCCACGGGGTCTCCTTGCCCTTCGGCGCCTTGTCTGCGAACACTTCCATTTCCCAATTCACTCCCAGGTCGGCGTGAGTCGTCCAGAGGTTCTGGCTGGCTCGCGAGAAGCGGAAGTTGTGTTGGGCTGCGTACTCGTCATAGCCCTTCAGACTGTTGTTGACGATCAGATGGCTGAGCGTGATGCGCTGATGCCAGTGCCCGCACTCCAGAATGTCGAAACTCTGATCGACCGCACTGTTGCGCTGCTGCTTCTTCTGCGTGCCGCGCATGAGGGAGCCGATAGGTCCGATGATGGAGTCAGAAGCGGGGAACTGGTCGCCGTGCGTCAGCAGGTAGCGCGTGTTGTAGACCTTGTACAGCGCATCCGCCGAGTCAGGAATGTAGAACTGGAATCGCTTGTCGGCCGCGAAGTGCTTGGCCAACATCTGGTAGAGCAGCCAGCCGAAGCTCGTTGCATTGCGATCCTTGTTCCACGTCTTCTTGGTGTCACGGTCGTGGTTGCCCGAGACGCACGGCACGAAGACGTTGCCGAAGATGCCGGCGAGGTAGGTCAGTGCAGCGACGAGGTTTTCAAACAGGTCCAACCACGTCGGCATGATGCCCTTCTCGTTGGTCGCGGCAAGCTCCTCATGGATGTTGCCACCAACCATGTCGCCGCCCAGCTTGACCACGATACCAGGGTAGCGCATCTGCGGATCGAGAATTTTCAGCAGGTAGGGGACGGTCTCAACGACGTGTTTAAGCCGGCGCCGCGCAATGGCGAGGTTGAACTCGTTGACACCGTTGACCTGCTCCTTGAACACGCGCTCGCCCCAATGCAGGTCCGACAACAGCAAGCCGGGCACGCCGGGCGCCGCTGACGTGATGCGCTGCTCATAGAGCCACTTCGGCGGCTGGAGCTTGTTGGTCTCCAGGCTGAGAGTGCCCAGGTAATCGCGGATGGCGTCAGCCGTGATTTCCTTCTCGCGAGCAATCTGCAAGTCGGCTCTGAGCTGACGGATGATTCGAGCCGGATCGTTCTCAGCCAGGAACGAGTCGGCTGTCTTTGGTGCATTAGCCATTGTCCTTCTCCGGTGTATAGCGGAACTTGGCCGGGACAACTTTGGCGTCCGCGAACCAAACATAGCGAGCCTTGCGGCCCATGAGCTTCGGGACATACGCGACGTGGCGATGGAACTCGTCACGCATGCGCGTTATCTCCACCAGTTGGAGCCCGCAGCGCTTAGCCAGCTCGGTCTCCGATTCATGCTCCTCCGGCCCGACTTTCAGGAGTGCAGCGAGCGCTCCTTTGATCTTGTTGCGAACGAGCGTGTCGCGATCGTTGTCTTTCATGAAATCGTCCAGTGTCTTTGCTTTGGTAGCCATGTGGGTGCTCTCGTGTTGTGTTACTTGCCGGCCAGCTCGTCACCGAGTGGCTTGTCCTTCTTCTTGCCCTTTCTCTCGGGCAGGTTTTTGGAGGCTGGCCCTGCGGCAACGAAGTCAGCGCCAACCGACTTCGGGATTCCGAGGGTGCTGTGACCCTCTTTTGCTGCGTACATCGCTCGACGCTGAGCTTCGCTGACGTAAGGCATGATTCAGACTCCGGTAGTGGCGTTGCGCCGCGCGTTTATGCAGGCGTAGCATTGGCAATTCAGGACGGGCGCCTGGGTGCCGTTGCCGAACCCGTAGCATAGCTCGGTTCCCGTGGGAACCGCCATTGCCTCCTGCTTCTCGATTTCCAGCTCCAGGGCCGCCAGAGCGCGCCATGCCGCCTCAGCCAGCACATACACCTTGTCGAACCCCTCGCCGCAGGCCGCCTGAACTTCGGGCGGCAACTCCTCGAATACGAGCCCTTCCTGGGCTTCGAGGATGTGGCGGAACAGCGAGCCGAGCTGGTCGGTGCTCTTGCCGCGAGCCCAATTGATGTCCTGGGGCTTGCGATCGGGGTTGTAGCGCACGTTGTTGGCGACGCACACACGAGTTACCTCGCGCAGTGCCTTGGGAAAATAGCCGGTAATCATCTTGAAGATTGGCAGCATTTTCCGCTGTTTGTCATCGCGTGGAAGGATGCTCATTTGTGGTAGGTTCCTCTGTGAGCGTAGCCATCCAACAGACCGCTGACGACGCTGACGTTAGACAGCGGCGTCGGCAATTCCTCCTCGACCTGCCACTGGAAGAACTTGAGCCCGTTCAAGAGCCCAACAGTGGTCTCCAGAGTGGCGCCGCGCGACTTGTACCAGCCGGGCAATAGAACGATGCCTTCGATGCCATGGTCGGACAGCACCTTGACATCGCGCGCCAACACATCACCCCAGGTCTCACCCGTCGCATGTTCTACTGGAGCCGGGGCGCCATCCTTGGATTTCAAGGCGGCTGCGCGCATTTCGGGCGAGTCCAACTCGGCTGGGGATACGACCTCGTACCCCTGGCTGCGGAGCTGGCGGGCAACGTGGTCGAACAGCGGCACGTTGAACTGAGGGAGCCCGGTCATCGGGCCGGCGATATAGACTTTCATCGGTGTGTTTCCTTTAGCTTTGGACGCCTTCACGGTCAGCAACGTGATGCACGCAACAGCCGGCAGCACGAAGTAAACGGGTTGTCTCCGGGTGATCCTCGAAGACCAGTTGGGGGCGCTCGTGCGGCTCGCGCTGCAAGTACCACTCCAACTTGAGAATGAACGCGCGGCGCCAGTCGCCGGCCTTGCGCATGAGCAGCTTGTCGAACGGCACGAGCTGCTTCAACAGCCACTCGCGAGTCTGCGCCATGTAGGTGTCGGGGCGAGCTGTCCAGATTTCGATGCTATGGCCGGCGCTCTCCAGGGCGCGCAGAACAGCCATCGTCTCGGGCAGCGGTTTGTCCAGATGCGCGAGCGCGTGGAACTCATCCCAACGCTTCTCGTGCGCCAAATGCTCGCGATGTGCACCGTTGGATATGGTGCCGTCGATGTCGAATGCGACAATCATCTTCGTCTCCTTTTCATGTGAGCCAATACAACATCTTGCACCGAGCGGTTTTCGTGGTGGACCAACATCGCATTCTCGTCCTCGGTGCCGCGAGCTACGATGTCGTAGATGAACATGGCTCTGTCGAGCCCGGCCTGGAATTGGCGCATCGCTCCGACGCGCTCGATAATCTGCATGCGCTCGCCGGTCTTCCAGTCGTGGCCGAAGAACGCGATTTTGTTGCACACGTACTGGAGCCCGTCGATGCCGTGGCCCATTGACTTCGGGTGTGCAACACCAACCTGCACGGAGCCACCCTTGAACGCTTTGAGCCCGGCCGGTGTGCTGATGTCGATGGCCTTCTTGCCGAACCACTTCAGTATTCGCGCTTTGTCGGACTGAAAGGCGTATGCCACAAGAACTGCTGATCCGGCTGCTTCAGAAACCACTGAGTCGAGGATTTCAAGCTTGCGGTCGTGAAGCTCGACCCACTCTGGCCGCTGGGTGTACACAGCACCATTAGCCGCCTGGAGGAGTTTTTGCGTAAGCGCCGCCGCGTTGACGGCGTTAAGGCTCGTTCCCAATTCTTCAAGCTCGACATAACTCTCATCCTCCAGCTTCTTGTAGATTGCCCGAGCTTTGGGCGGCAGGTCGAACTCCAGGCGCGTGTAGATCGGTTGGTGAAGGTCGAAGTAGTCAGCCGGATCGACTGTTAGATACAGGTCTTTGATGAGCGCCGGTATCTCCTGAATGGCGTTGGGTATTGGCTCGATTCCGAAGCCGCTCCACTTCTGCCTGAACCAACGGTCTTTGAATGCCGTATAGGTCCAACCTAACCGTTCCCCGCGATCGAGATACCACGTCTGGCCCCACAAGTCCTTCAAGCCAGCGGAAGCCGGCGTACCAGTCAAGTTGATCCATCGGTCTACTCGGCGGTGGGCTACTCTCGACAGAGCATACGCCCGCTTGCCACTTTTCCCAGCACGATTCGACCCAGGAAAAGACGTGGATTTTCTCCCACCCTTCTCCCGATAACCCTTCAAACGGTCGCTCTCGTCCGCGATCACTACGCGGTAGGGCCACCGCTCCAACCACTGTTCGAGCAGCCACGGCGTCAGCTCGTAGCTTACAGTGAAGATATGGGCACGACGCCGCAACTTCGCGGCTCTCTCCGCAGGCGTACCCGTGATTGGAACAATAGTTAGGTTCTTGAACTGGTCCCATTTGAGCGCTTCCTCGGGCCACGTATCGCGAGCAACGCGCATCGGGCCGATAACGAGAATCGGGTAGCGGTCGTCAATCTCTCCAGCGATGCGGAGCTTGTCGAGCGCGTACATCGTGGCACTGGTCTTGCCGATGCCCATGCCAGCCCACAGTCCGCAGCGTTTGTGCGCCATCAGCCAGTCAACCATCGGCACCTGGGGCTCTCGCAGCGTCAGAATGCGCGAGCCCGGTTCCCGTGGGAACAAATGGCCGTAATCGAGGTACGAGGCGAGTGTTGGTATGGTCAGCATGTCAACAGGAAGTCTTGCACGGCTTCGAGAGTGTACAGAGTCAGAATACGAAAGCCCATAACTTTGAGCTGCCCATGAACGACTTTTTGACGTGTCGATAGCTTGCCGCCTTTCGGCCGCTTCAGTTCGACGAAGACAACCCGACCGCCTGGGAGCAGCACCAGACGATCGGGCACACCCGTAAACCAGGGCATACGAAGCTTCCAGCACCAGCCGCCGAGCGCTTCGACACCTCCAATCAAGGCATCTTCAACGACTTCTTCGAGGTAGTCAGACATCGCCAAAGATGTTGCTAGGACGACGATACCCCTGCGCCAGCAGGTCCATCGCAACTTCGGCCGGGTGCTTGCGGTGATAGTCTACGCCGCGCTTGTACACCGACTCCTCGATCATCAGGTCATACCCGAACAGCGGAAACCTGACATACGTGACTTCACGAACGGTGACCGGCATCGGAGCTTCGTCTACCGGCCTGTTGTAGTCAATGAAGCTTGAAAACCGCTCGCGCACGCGCACGCGCACGGTGGGCGACTCCAAGCTGTGTTCGATCAACCGACCGTCCCACGGGCCGCCAATGAATAGCGCTTTGCTCATGACAGCAGCTCCGCGTCGGTGGGCTCAGAAACAACGCTCGCACTCGCCGGGACGACACCGGCAACCTCCGTCGCTGCGGGCGCAGCCGCCGCTGTAACAGCCACAAGCGCAGTAGGGTTTTCATAGTGCCCAGGAATGAGTATCTGTTCGATGCACGCTACAGATGGTTGCGGCGGAGGCGGGCGCCATGTTGTTTCCAGCATCAGCCGAATCTGATGAATGTCAGCAGCAACGTCGATTAGCGCATTTATCATGCGCTGCTCGCGTGTCAGCGGGCGCGGCCCTTTGGAGGCGCGCGACGCCGCTTTTTTCGCAGTCTTCTTTTTGCGGGTAGCCATGTGGGTCTCCTATTTGCGGTATCGTTTTGCAGTAAATCCCTTGGCGGCCAGCGGGAGCCCGGTCGTCCAGGGTGAACACTTCTGCGCCAGCTTCGACAGCCGTTTGTCGTCGTACTCCGGCACATCGGGCGGCTCAGTGATGATTTCGTCGTGCACGCTGAGGATCGGGTCAAAGCCGTCATCGTCAGCGGCAACCAGCCAGTCCATCAGAATATCAGCACTGATGGCCTGGACGATGTTCTCCGCCAGCTTACCGGAGTATGTGTTGATCCGACACCATTGTTTGGTGTACGGGTTCACACCTACGAAGCTGGTCTCGTACTCGCCGCAGCGCGGCGCAGGGTAGCTCAGGTATCGGCCGCTGGGCAGTTTGATCCGCAGCCAGTTACCCTTGCGATCGACAACGATGCCGCGCTTGCCAACCTGCACGCGCTTGTGGGGCTGGTTAATGACCGTCTTAACGGCCTTCTCCAGATCAGCCCAAAACTGGACGATGCCAGGGTGAGCTTCGCGCCACAGGATGACCAACGATTCGCAGGTCAGCCAGATTCGCTCTGTCAGACCGTAGGTGCGGCGCTTCTTGACGGCTCGCGCATAGTTCTTCGCAGCCTGGAGTTTGATCCGTTGCGGAATGACTGGCCACGCTGCCTTGGCCATGTCCTCCAGGCGCAAGCCGTAGGTCTCTGCCATCGTGCAGAACGCGCCGACGCCGCCGTAATACTGGAGGGCCAGCTCCATGACCTTACCAATCTGCCGGCGCCAGTCGCCTTCGTCCGCGATGTCGTTGGGGTCGATGTTGAATGCGCGAGCGAAGGCGACTTTGTACAGGTCGGGGCCTTCCTTGCGATCGAACTTCGCGAAAGCTTCGAGCTTCCAGTCCTCGCCCGCGATCCAGGCCATCACGCGGCCTTCGATGTTAGCCAAGTCAGCAACAGACAGCTTCTTGCCCTTCGCGGCGATCATCAGACCGCGCAGGCACGAGGATGCTAGGGCTAGGATTTCGTCCGGGTCCAGCAGCTCAACCTCGTCCATGCAGAAGAATTCAATGGCTTGGTCTATCTGCCATTGCTTATGCTTAGGTCGGGGTAGGTTTTGGGGCTGGAAGGTACGACCAGCCCATCGGCCAGTGCGAGACGCCCCGCAGAATACGAGTAGATTGCGTAGCCGACCAAGTACGGACTGAGCCAACACGCGCTTATACTTCGCAGTGGAAGCTTTTGATGCCTGTTGGCGGATTCTAAGCAGCTCTTTAATATGCTCGGGTAGGGATTCATCTTCGAGTCTCCGCTCTACGGTATCGGCTGTTAGGTCGGGCAAGTCAACGCCGTAGTCAGCGAGGTAC